CGCTGGACATCAAAAATAGATGGCATAAATAAATTATTTATAGATTAGAGAGAAAGCGGCTGCGTCTGTTGCAGAAGAGCCTTGAGTTAAGGCAAAGTCCACGGAAGCGGCTGCGGCTCCGTCTTGCTCTGTCCCTGAAATGGAAACGCGAGCAGATGGAATGACGATTTGAACAATGCTGCCTGCGGTGTCGCCTACTTGAACGCCAATTGCGATTTGCTCCAATCGGGCAAACTGCTCGAAGCGATACGCTTGTGCTGGCCTCATCACGAAATCAAAAGAGCCTGTCACGGTAATATCGTTACTCACATAAGCTGCGGCTGGGTACTTGTCGCCCGTCATCTCTGCCAAGCCTGGGTCGCCCAAGTTCTTGCTGACGCTCATTGAGAAGCCAGTGGCGAGAAACTCGTTAGCTGAAGCAATCAAGCTTGCGGCTGCGGTGTTTTGTGCTGCCAAGTAAACTTGAGCGGCACTGGTGGCGATTGGCTCGTAAGTGCTGAGAGTCGCGGCTGGCAAATGAGGCACTAAGTAGTCAGTCGCGCTGACTGTGAAAGAGTCACCAGAAGCGGCTTGCACTCCAACCGTTGCGGTTGTTGTGCTTGGTGAGCTGATGGTTGCAGCGCCTCCGGTGTTCACCTGTGAATCGCTTGAATCGTAAATGTCAACCAATTGCCCAGCAAAGAAATAATCGGCAGCGACTGCGTTTGAGGCAGGATCTAAGGTGACAGTGGCAGGCGAGGAATCAGTCACAGAAACGTCTGTACCTGTTGCGTTGACAGGTCCAGAGTACCGAATTCGGCTTGCTCGGCAGTTTGCGTTCATCGTAAACACTCCGTCTCGCGTAATGTCTACGCTGAAGCCTTCAACGACAGTTCCGTTGCTCACATAGAGTTTATAAGTGTCTACCAACTGCGCCACTTGGAAGGTGTCGCTAACTCGGCTGAAGCTATATGTGACTGATGTTCCACCCGAAACCGTCTTAGTTCCAAAGGTCTTGGTCAAGAGTGTATCTTCTGCTGGTGCAGTTCCGGCTGAAGCTGAAGGCTTGACCAGAAACGGAATGTCAAAAGTCGCTCGCTCGGCATAGTTTACGAAACTTCTGTTCTGAAGAAGTCTAGTGCCGACTTCGCTAATATCTGAAGTGTTAAACGTCTGACTTAGCGCCAAAGGTTCGGTTGTGGTGAATCCGTCACTTGCGGAAACAGCAACATAACTGCCAGCAGTTGATTCAGTGGTGATGTAGGGTTGAGAACTTCTCAGTCTTAGATAACGGTCTGGAATCGCCATTTTGTCTCCTTATTCAACGTCATTTTCGATGGTGCGATACAAGACCGTGTACCGCATAGTTGCGATAAAAAACTCACTTTCAGCAGACGCTTGCCGAATCTGCGTGTCAGTGATTGCCGAATCTATTGCCAGCCCATTGAGTGTCTGGTCGTTCGCCATTGCTTCCTCGACTTCAACGGTCACTTGGTCCAGTGTGCTTTCTGCGCTTGCGCCTTTGGCTACGGCTTCAATAGACAAATCAAGTGTTCGTTGTTGCCTGTTTTGAATCCCAATCTCTAAGCGTTCAATGCTTTCTGAATTCGCGTAAATCAGCAGTCCAGGCAAATCACTGGTTGCGATTGGATAAGTCCTTGATAGAAAGACATTGCTTCCAGTGGTTGCAAGTCCGGTCAGAACCGTTTGGATTCTTGCTTTGATTTGCGCTCGTTTATGCGCCATTACACACCCAACATGATTTGCGTCATGCCGGTTCCATCCGGCTGAATCCCTCGAACCGTGTAGCTGACTGCTGAAATGGTCAGAGTGTCACCATGCGCTAGGCTGGAAACGTCAGCGGTTCTTGCCAGTAGTGTTGGTTCAGTGCTTTCCACTTCTGACTCGTCCAAGTCAACAGCCAGAAAGTCGTTGTCAAAAATGCCAGTGAAGGTTGAAGTGTCCGCCTTCGTCACGGTCGTGCCGTAATCTGCGAGCATGGCAGTTCTATCGGCTGCGGTTTCAACGCTCATTTGGCTTTAGGCTTTCGAGCGGTTTTTGTGGTTCGCGTGGTCACTGGTGGCGCTTCTGCCTCGTCCAAGCCTTTGGCCCGATTCTCATAAACAACCGCCTTGCCCATGCCGATCAGTTGATTTGCTTCTTTTGGGTCAACGCTTATCACTTGACCCACTCGAACAGGTCCACCGTTTGCCACCGTGCCTCTGATGATTTGAATCTTCATTGGAAAATCCTTTGAAGTCGTTCGTTGTACACAATCACTCTTGCTGGATTCTGCATTAAATCTCTTGCCTCAATCCACTTGCCTTGCTGATCTTCCTGAACTCTGGTTGGCTTTTTGTCTAAATCCCACTGATGCCAGTACCTGCGCGGCCCTGTGTAGAAATCGACACCGCAAACATGAATTTCTGAGTAGTCAAAAAAGTCTGCGGTCCAAAGTGCTTCTGGTCCTGAAAGCCGAATGAATGGGACAATTCCGCCATGAATATCTTTGTCTCTCAGGTTCTTGGGATCGTGGTGAACAATGGCTGGTGAATCGTACTCTTTAAGGTGCGCTACCATTCGGACGTCATGCGCGTAACACCAAGCCAACTCGCCAAGAAAAAGCAAACCGTGATTATTAACACTCGCTAAATCGTAAGCTTTTGAACCTATTCGCGCCTTCGCTTTCGCTAAATCGCTAGGCGCAGACGATCCACCACAAAGTAAGATACAAGGTCGAGAGTTGCCCCAACCTTGTAACTCATCTAGCTGATACACTTAGGCAACAGTCACATCCTGTGCTGCCGCGAAGCTTTCAGCGTGAGCAACCGCAATATCCATATCTTGATAAAAATACAGATTGGTCGTTGCTGTTCCTGCACTGCCGTATGGATCAACCAGCACATCCAGTGCTGAGAAGAAGCCAATGTACAGATCGCTAAAGTTCCCGAAAATCAGCGAGTAAGGTGAGGAACTTGGTGCTTGCGTGGTCTGCACTACCGGATAACCAAGCATCGAATCTGGTGTTGGCATAATCATCCGCGAGTCAGTGCTGGAAGCCACCAAGGTTTGCATCAGTTTGCCGACAACTGCCGGATGTGTTACCCATCGCAGGTTACCCAACAAGGCGTTGTCTTGTGAAACCTCGGTCATAATATCGACCACGTTTCCGTAGGTCAGATTGGCGTTGCCGCTTGTTCCGCCAGAGGAAACGTCACCGATTCCGCTTGTGCCAAGGATTCCGGTTGGCTCGTTTGATCCGCCACCTTTGAGAGCAACGTTGTCAATTTTGGCTGCGAAGATTCGAACCATGTTATTGCGAATCAACTGCTCAACGGATGGGTCAGACTGAATCATCAACTCGCGAGTCACGGCAACCTTGTTCGCCAGAAGCTTTGGCGTCATGGTGACTTGCGCGAAGTCAGGCTCGTTGTTTCCAACTGAACCGCCTTCTGCAATGAATGCCGCTGCGGTGCTGGTGGAAATCTTGGGAATCGCGACATTCCCAGACAAACCATTCAACACGGTTGCGCCTACTTGTCCAAGGATTGAGGTTGAAATCAGCGCATCGATAAAGCGATCACCTCGGTAGTCCTCTGGAACAATGTTTGAGCCTGCCCCAAAAGTTGCGCCTGCTGCGGTTGATACCGTTCGGGTCTGCCATCCAAAGTCAGGAACAAAGAAGCCTTTTGGTTGTCGGCTTTGCTTCTTTGCCAGTTCTTTAGAAACTTCGAGTTCAAATCCAGCCTTGCTCCAATCCTTTGCATCAGCGGCTTGAATCGCTCGCACCAAGGAATAGTTGCGCTTTTCTTTCGGTGTGGCGTCAACGCTGAAGTCGATTGGCTTGGAAGTCTTCTTCTCTAAAAGCATGGCTTGGAATTCAGCCAGTGACTTCTCTTCCTGCAATGCTCGGAAAGCCAAGTCGTACTCGTTATGTCGCTTGCCAAGTTCCAGAATCTGGCTGGATTGGCTGCGGTACTCATTAAGCTTCTCATTGACTTCATGCCGAACATTTACTTCCGGCTTTTGAACCTGCTCTTCCATTTTATTCTCCTGAATTGCAGTTGATTCATTACCGGAAAG